TCAATTTGATGCAAAAAATCTTTTAAGGAGGACACAAAATGACTATCAATGAGATGAGACAGCAGCGTGCGAAGGTCTGGCAGGATGCCAAGAACTTCCTCGACACGCACACCGGCGTTCTGTCCGCTGAAGACAGCGCCACCTACGACAAGATGGAGAACGAGCTCAACGAGCTGACCGCTTCCATCGAAAGAGCCGAGCGCCTTGAGAACATGAAGGTCAACGTCGGCACCGACGCCGAGCCCATCAAGGAGCCCGTCAAGAACGTTGAGAAGCACGGCCGCGAGAGCGACGGCTACAAGGCGAACTTCCTCAACTACATCCGCACGAAGGGCACCGTCCACAACGCGCTGCAGGAAGACACCAACAGCGAAGGCGGATACCTCGTCCCCGTCGAATTCGAGCGCGTGCTCTACAAAGCCCGCGACAAGGTCGACCCGATCTTCCAGCTCGCCAGCAAGCTGAACCTTTCCGCAAAGGAGAAACAGGTTCCCTATGTGGCCAGCGAAGGCGCAGCCAGCCTGATCGCCGAGGAAGGCTCCTACAGCGATACTGACGACGCGTTCGGACAGGTCGTGTTCCGCGCGTATAAGTTCGGCCGGATCTGCAAAGCGTCCGACGAACTGATCGCGGATTCCGCGTTCGACATCGTAGGCCACCTGGCCGAATCCTTCGGTCGTGCCATCGGTAAGGCCGAGGCCGGATACTTCTGGACCGGCACCGGTTCGTCTCAGCCGCAGGGCGTCCTCGCCGCTGCCGGCACCGGCGTGACCACCGCCGCAGCGAACAAGATCACGGCCGACGAGATCATCGACCTGTACTACAGCCTGCCGGAGGAATACCGGAACGGCGCCGTGTTCGTCTTCAATGACGCAACCGTCAAGGAGATCCGCAAGCTCAAGGACGGCAACGGCCAGTACATCTGGGTTCCCGGCTTCAACGGCCAGCCCGACACGCTGCTGGGCAAACCGCTCCACACTTCCGCAAACATCCCGGTCATCGCGGCGTCCGCAAAGGTCGGCGTTTTCGGCAACTTCGCCGAATGCTACAAGATCGCGGATCGTTCCGGGTTCGAGTTCAAGGTCCTGAACGAGCTCTACGCGGCAAACGGTCAGGTCGGCTTCCGTGGAACCGGCAGAACCGACGGCCGTGCGCTGTTCGGCTCCACCGGACTGAAAGCGCTGGTAATGCACGCATAAGCGCGCGAACAAAAACAAAACCTGATGGGAGGGTGCGGACATGAGCATTCCAACGGTCGCCGACGTCAAGGCCAATCTAAAAATAGAGGGAAATGAAGAAGACGGTCTGATCGCGTCTCTCGTGTCCGCTGCCATCTCATACGCAGAGGGATACCAGCACTTGCCGGAGGGCTATTACACCACACCGGACGACGACGACGTCGTCCCGGAGATGCAGATGCGAACCTGGCAAGGGATCGTCCTTCTGGCATCGCAATGGTATGAGAGCCGGCTCGGAGACACGGGCGGATTCTTTGCAGACAAACCGGACGCGGCACAGCAGGGCACGATCGCGGTCAATAATCTGTTGAGGCTGGACCGGGACTGGAAGGTGGGATAGTATGAGCGTCGGGAGAATGTCCGAGAGGATCACAATCTCGAAAGAAGCTATCACCTACGACAGCGACGGATTCAGCACGGCAGCCGACACGACGGTCTGCACGGTCTGGGCGGAGGTGGACTACCGGCACGGTTCGGTCCAATGGAGGAACCGGGCGGAGTTTTCCGGAGCGACGGTGCTTTTCACTATTCGCTACCGGGACGACATCGCGCCCGGATTCTTCGTGCTTCACGATGGCAAAAAATACGCGATCGAGAGCGCGGAGAACGTGGCGAACCGGAAGACCTACACCGAGCTGTTATGCAGCGAAGTGGTCCCGTCTGGGGAGGCGGAATAATGCCGAAAATGCAGATCCAGCTCCCGGACGGATTCGAGGAAACGCTGGCGTCGATCGAAAGCGACGCGCACGAGATCCTGGAGGAATCCTGCACGGCCGGAGGCAAGGTCGCGCTGGAGGCGGTCCGCTCGCAGCTGAACGCGGTGCTGTCGCCGGAGCATAAGAATGGAGAACTCGCGCAGGCATTGGGCCTGACGAAACCGCTGACTGACGCATACGGCGACATCAACGTGCATATCGGTTTCCGGGAACCGAGGCGAGAGCAGAACGGCTCTATGACAACGAGGAAGGGCAAGCGCAGGTCTTACCAGACCAGAACAAACGCAATGATCGCGAATGTGCTGGAGCACGGCAGGACGAACCAACAGGCGCGGCCGTTCCTTGCGCCAGCCCGGAGAAAATGCAAAACAGCCGTGGAGGACGCGATCCAGAAAAAGTTTGACGAGGAGGTGCGCAGGCGTGAACATTCTGGCTGATGTCAAGGCAATTCTTGACGCGGAAAAAATCCCGAATGAAGTCGGGGTGTTCAACAAAGAACCGGCGCCGGCTACCTACGCGGTCGTCGTTCCGTTGAACGAAACGCTGGAGAACGCGGACAACAACCCGGTCTGCGAAGTGCAGGCCGCACGGATCGCGCTATACACCAAAGGGAACTACCGGGCGACCGCCAGAGCGATCGCGGAGGGGTGCCTGGAGGCGGATATGTGCATCTCGGACCGGCGGTATATCGAGCACGAAGACGACACCGGCTATCACCACTACGAAATTGAAATTGAAAAAAACTACGAATGGGAGGAAGAATAAAACATGGCACAGATTGGACTGAGCGATCTGTTTGCTGCTGACATCACCGAAGATGCCAACGGTAATGAAACATACGGCTCGCCGTATCGCGTTGCGAAGGCCATTTCCGCAGACCTGCAGGTCAACGTTTCCAACGCCGCGCTTTACGCGGACGACGGAGCAGACGTCGAGATCAAGGAATTCACGGACGGCCAGATCACGCTGAACATCAACGACCTTGGAAACGCGATTGCTGCCAGACTGCTCGACGCGACCGTGGACGCCAACGGCGTTCTGGTTTCCGCATCGGAAGACCAGCCGAAACCCAAAGCCGTCGGCTTCAAGAGCCGGAGCGCGAAGGGCGGAGACCGGTATTTCTGGCTGTATCGCGTTGTGTTCGGAGTTCCGAACTCCACGCTGAACACCAAAGGAAACAGCGTCGAATTTGCTACGCCGACCATCGTCGGCACCATCAGCAGACGGAACAAGGTCGACGCAAACGGCAAACATCCGTGGAAGGCGGAAGTCAAGGACGGCGACGCAGGCGTGGCGTCCGCAACCATCAGTGGCTGGTTCGCTGGTGTTTACGAACCCGGACAGGCCGGCGACGTTTCGCTGTCTGCCCTGACGATCGGCTCGAAGACCCTGACACCGGCGTTCAGTGCGAACATCACCGAATACACCGTGAACACGTCCACGAACTCCGAGGCTGTCACGGCGACGGCAGCAGGCGTCGGCGCGGCTGTTGCCCTCACGGTCAACGGCACGTCCTACGCGTCCGGTGCGTCCATCACTTGGGCGGCTGGACTGAACGACGTCTATGTCGTGGTCACGAACGCTGGCGCAAGCCGGACGTATCACGTGGCGGTCACCAAGTCTTAAAGACAAAACGAAAGGAGACGAGAAGGCAATGGAAAACAAGCCAATCACCATCGAGCTGGGAGGACGGGAGTATGAGCTCGTCCTCTCCACGCTCGCGACCAAGCACATCGCGGAAAAATACGGTGGCCTTTCCAAGATGGGAAAGGCGCTCCAGACGACAAAAGGAAACGACCTGACGGAGATCCTGTGGCTCCTTGCCGAGCTGATAAACGGAGGAATCGTCCGGACGAACCTGCTGACGGGAACTAAAAAGCCGACCGTGACGGTGGAAGAACTCGAGGCCATCACGACACCCGGAGACCTTGCCCAATTAAAAGACAAGATCCCGGAAGTGATCGTCCGGGACACCGGCCGGACGGTCAAGGTGGAGACACCAAAAAACTGAGCGGAGCCGGAGCCAAGATCTCCGATGCGGAGGTCTTCGCCCGGCTCGAATGCTACGGCGTGTCCTTTTTGCACCGGACAGAGGCGGACGTGTGGTCTATGCCGTTCGGCAAATTGCTGGACCAGATAGACACCTGGAAGATTCTGTCCGGGCACGCGAGGGCATACCAAGATTCAACCATTGACGACATTATCCCATTCGGGATTTGAGATAGGAGGGAGCGCGGATGGCATCAAACTTCGGGTTGAAAGTCGGAGTCGAAGGCGAAAAGAAATTCAAGCAGGCGCTCCGAGAGATTGACCAAAGTCTGAAAACGGCGGCCAGCGAGGCCAAGCTGGTCGCGTCTCAATACGACGCAACGGACAAAAGCGCAGAAGCGCTGACAGCCCGGAACCAAGCGCTGGCGAAAGAGGTCGCAGCCAATACCGAAAAAATGAAAGTTCTCAGCGATGCGCTGGAGAACGCAAAGGAGACCTTCGGAGAGAACTCCAAAGAGGCGCAACTCTGGCAGCAAAAGCTGAACGAGACGCAGGCGACCATCAACGGCCTTAATCGCGAGATCGATAAAAACGAGGACGCGCTGTGGGCGATGGCGAATGCGGAGGACGGAGCGTCGGAGGCGGCCGAAGACCTCGCAGAGACGACGGAAGACGCAGGCGAGGAGGCCGAGAAGTCCGGGCCGAAGTTTGAGGGCTTGGGCAAGGTCGCGGCTGCGGTAGGCGCCACAATGGCGGCTGCAGCGGTGGCGATCGGCAAGGCCATAATGGACGTCGGAAAAGCCCTCGCGGACATGTCCGTGCAGGGCGCAAAATATGCCGACGACGTCAACACGGCGGCGAAGGTCACCGGGCTGTCCACGGAAAAACTGCAGGAATATATGTATGCGGCGGATCTCGTGGACGTCTCGCTGGATACGCTTTCGTCAACCCTTACAAAGACAATCAACAGCATGAAGTCCGCCAGAACCGGAACCGGAGAGGCGGCAGAGGCATACAAAAAACTCGGCGTTTCCGTCACGGACGCGAACGGAGAACTCCGGGACAGCGAGGACGTCTATTGGGAACTGATCGACGCGCTCGGAACAGTTGACAACGAGACCGAGCGGAACACGCTCGCTATGGCGGTTTTCGGAAAAAGCGCGAAAGATCTTAATCCGCTTATCGCGTCCGGTTCGGCCGCGCTGAAAGAATACGCAGCGCAGGCGCACGAGGCCGGCTACGTCCTGGAGCAGGAAACGCTCGACGCGTTCAACGAGCTGAACGACGGGCTGACGCGACTGGGGACCGGAGCGAGCGCAGCGAAGAACGCGCTCGGGACGATCCTCCTGCCGGTTCTAAACGACCTGGCCGGAGAGGGCGTGGACCTCTTGGGCGAGTTTTCCAGAGGCATCCTGGGAGCAGATGGAGACATCTCGAAGATGGCGGACGTCCTCGACAGCGTGCTGCCGAAGGCGCTGGACGTCGTGGCGAAGTATATCCCGGTTGTCGTTGAGATTGCCGGTTCGATCGTTTCGGCCTTGGCCGGAGCCCTTCTGGACAACGCGCCGTCCATTCTGGACGCTCTCGGAGGCGTGCTGGACCGGCTGATAGATTTCGTGGCCGAGAACATCCCGGCCATTTTGCAGACCGTCATCGGCGTGCTGGAAAAAGTGGTGTCTGGGATCGTCGAGAATTTGCCGGTCATCATAAGAGCCCTCGAGACTATGGTGCCGGTCCTGTTGGACGGCATCCAGAGCTTGATTTCTGGCCTTGGAAAAGCGGTCGTCAATAACCTGCCTTCCATCATTTCGGCCATAAACAGCATCGTGCTGACAGTGGTCAGGCAGCTCGCAGATCACCTCCCGGATTTCGTATCAACGGTTCTGGAGATCATAACCGGCGTGATTTCAGCCCTGCTGGAGGCGGCGCCTGAGATCATCAAGACGATCGGCGAGACCATTCCTATGGTGGTTTCAGCGATTCTGGACTGCCTGCCTCTTATCATAGACGCGGTCATCCAGATCGTAGAGGCCGTCGCCCAGAATCTCCCGGCCATCATTGATGCCATCGTGGAGATTATCCCGGACGTGATCGAACAAGTGATACAGGCCGTAATCCGGTGTCTCCCGGCCATCATAAAAGGGATCATCAGCCTGGTGAAGGCCATCGCCCAGAACCTGCCGAGCATCATTCTTTCGATCGTGCAGGCAATCCCGAAGCTGATCGGCAATGTGATAGACGCCATTATGGAATGTCTCCCTCAGCTGATCGATTGCGTCATAATGCTGGTCGAGGAGGTCATAAAGAACCTTCCGGAAATTATCGTCCGGCTTTTGGAGAAAATCCCGGATCTGGTCAGCAGCATCGTCGGAGGCATCATCTCGTGCGTTGGCAAATTCGTAGAGGCCGGAGCCAAGCTGCTGGAGGGCGTCTGGGAAGGAATCAAGGGCGCGGCCGGCTGGCTGTGGGAACAGATCAGCGGATTCTTTGGCGGGATCATTGACAACATCGTGGCAATGTTCACGGGCGGGAAGGTCAAGGAACTCGGCAAAGGAATCGCCGAAGACCTCAACGAGGGATACGATTCGTATCTCGACAGTAAAGCGCCCGAAACGGCCTCGCCGTCGATGAACATCTACGACACAGCCCAAGTGGGCGCGACGGTCAACGGTATCTATCCCGCGAGCGCGGACTATGCCGCACGGTCGAACCTGACAGGCGCAGGCGGGCGCTACGAGCGGATGGACGAAGTGATCGA